CCGGGTATCGTGAGGGAACAGCTTAATCCCCAAGTTCCAGGAGGCCGCCACCCCAAGGTTTGAGGGCAAGCTCAACACGTTAACCTCACCGACGTATTCATTGGCATATGTTAATTTGCCGCCCAATTCTTTACCGTTATCGATAATGAGCAGCTCGCGCACCGGGTAATCAATCGACCGCACCATCTTTTCCAGCAGGTCGTAACGGTTCAACACCGGCACAATCAAATTCGGAATCATTTCTCCACCATCACCAAAATGTCATCGAACCGGCCCTTCATCGACCGTAAATCCCACACCACAAAAGAAACCCCCACATTCTCCAAATGCTCAGTCAGCGCCTGGAGCTCAGCATCGCCGGCCACATCCTCCACAAAATACTTCCCACCCTCCGACACCTTCGACCACAACAGGTCAAACGTGGCCACCTGGTCGCGGACTTTGTGAGAACCGTCGTCAATAATGACATCCCAGACCGTGTCCCCAATAAGCCGATCCACGTCCGCCCTCACCGTCGCGTTACCGTGGTGGACCGTGACCGGATATTTCACCCGCCGCAGGTTCACATCAATCCCTTCAACACGGGCGCCCGGCAAATACTTTTCCCACATTGCGAGAGAGTGGCCCTCCCACACCCCAACCTCTAAAAGGCTACGGGTGTCTGCCGTCACATATTCAGAATAGACAGGGATGTAACTGTGAAGTGTGCCCTTATCTCCGCCCGCATCGGGCATGGAAAAACTGGGGTAGACGTCCTCAAGCTTCACAATCATCCTCAAGGTCTGCCAACCATCCGGCAATCAGTTCAGTCTGTGTCGGCTTCTCAGTGTCCGCCAACCAGTTCAACCCGTCGTAATAGTCACCACTCAAAGACCAGGCCTCACCCGGTCGGGTCGCCATAATTGCCGCAGTCAAATCAAAATGAGGCAACTCGTCCCACACTAAACAAGTGCGCACCTCGACCGGGACTTCCACCTCTTTCTCCACCTCAACCTCTTTGACAACCTCGACCTCGACTTCCACTTCTTCCTCGACCACAACCGGTTCAGCAGGCGACACATTGACCACCGGCGGCTCCAAAGTCGGATAGTCAGGAATGGTCACGTTCACAACCGGCGGAGGCATCTCCGAAAAATCCACAGCCTCAACCACCGGCGCAGGCACATCAGCCGTCGCCGTAGTCGGCACAGGCATCATCGAAGCCGCAGCAACAATCGACACCGGCAAAAACAGTTTCCCCGCCAACCCAAAATCATCCACCGAAATATCCCTTCAAGAACGGTAACCACTTCTCATCCCACACCGTGTCCACATCAAAACCCAACGCAAACTCCCGAGACACGTCAGACGGCCCCCGTGGCGAATCGAACGCCTGTTCGAGAGCACCCACAATCGACCTCACGTCCGGCACCTTCCACCACGACTTTTGGCCCTCATCCCACAGCGGGTGACCGTCCACCAACCACCCGTCATCCGCCACAAGATCGGCACTCGCCGCCCAATTCGAAGCAATCGCCCTAGTGCCACAAGCCTGCGCCTCTACCGTCGGAATACCAAACCCCTCACCGTAAGACGGAGCGAGCAACACGTCGAAGGCCGAATAGAGTGCCGCCATCTGCTTACGGGTGTAACCAATGCGCAGGTTAATCGGGTCAGGGAAAATCACCCGTTCCGGTTCAATCCCCACCACCTGCAACAAGTGAGGCAAATCAAACCCCTGGTATGCCTTAGACGGCTCAGTGTGAAGATATAGGACCGTGTGAGGGTGTTTCTTCATGAACATGGCCGTAGCCAAAAGGTTCTCCGCATACGCCTTGCGGTGAATCACACCGTTCGCTTTATTGGCCGCCACCATGCCAATAACAAACTCATCCTTCACACCCATAAACTCACGAACCGGGACGTCATCAAACATTTCCGTCGGTCGCATCACCTTCGTGTCCACACCGTGCGGAATGTAAGTATTGTTTATACCCGCCTCGTTCAACAGTTGGTGACCGTTCGGAGCCATTGAAATAGGCGTCACATTCGGCTTCGCTAACTGTTGCGCCACCATCGGCGGTAGCGACACGTGATCTACAGGTGTCCACTGCACCATCGGGATTTCGTCCAGTTTCGGGTTCTTATACACCCAAGAATCGTAGAGAGTGAAAATGGCGTGAGGCAGGTTCTCCCGGCCCACCCTGTGCCTGCTGTGATTCTGTGGCAATACGTCATCGGAATACAGTGTCAGACCCCGCGGGTAATGTGGCACCTTCCCGCCCTTGACCTTGATTTCATCCATCCGGGCCTCAAGGCCAAAGTTCGACATGGCCGCCGTATGGATGCCGTGCTTCATTAACCGTTCAATGAGGAACTGGGCTTGTTGCCCATAACCCGTCGGAGTGCCGGGACTGTTGGATGCAAGAGAGACGACCGCTGGTATTTGCTCAGGCTTCATGCCGTAAGAGTAACAAAAAAACCCGGCCCCCACCGTATAAGCAGGGACCGGGTTTCTTAAGGGCTGTTGTTAAGCGGTAACGCTTTCGAACAGTTTGATGTGGCTGGCGTGAGTCAGGTCACCGTCAACACGCATCAGGAACCGGTAAGTGACCAGGTCCTGGTTGAATGCGTAGTCTGCGGAGCTAGCGACATCAATGCCACCGGCCATGCGGACCTTGTAGGACGGGATGTGACCGAACGCGACCGCGAGCTCACCGGCAGTACCGGTCGAAGCCATGTGCGGGTTCTCCACGATGGTGTATCCAGCGAACGAGTCAGGCTGACCGACATTCACCTGGTACAGGAAGTTGCCGTTGTCATCCTTCAGCGTGCGCATCTTGCCGATAGTCGAACCGTTCGCCATGTACTGCACACCAGGCAGGCGGCGAGCCATGCCATCGAGCGTGTACTGGAGTTCGATCAGTTCGTCTGCGGTGAACACACCGTCAGTCGCGGTACCAGTCACACCGGTTGAGGCGGCGTTAATGATTCCGTTTGGTTTGTTTGATCCGTCACCCACGGTCAGGTCATTGTTAATCGCAAAACCTAGGGCATTGCCCGCAGCTCCCGCGAGGTGCGACTCGATGTCGAATCCGGCATCGGTGACCAGTTCCTGGCTGACCTGGATGAGCTGCCCGTACTTGAACGCGCCAAGCGTAATGCTGGAGTAGGTGGGGTCATCTTCAGAGATGGCCGAACCTTCAGCAGTAAGCGAAGCCGAACCGTAACCGGTCAGAGTCGGGATGGTGAGGTCTTCACCAGTAGTGGTGTTGATAACCTCAGACTCGTCCAGCATGGGGCCAACGAGACGGGCAATGTCGAACACCTGGTCGAAGAACGACTTCGGTACAGTGTTAGCACTGGTGGTGATGTCGCGTTTCTCGAAGGTGTGAGCACCACGAGTTTCCGCAATCTCGCGCAGAATGTGAGCCTCGGTGCGCTCTTCCTCCGCTACAACGAAACCGCGAGCCGCGAGAGAAGCCTCGTGCTTCCGCTCTTCCTGGCGCTCCGCAATTTTGATGGCCTCATCCGCTTTGCGAATGTCTGCCTCAATACGATCAATTTTTTCTGTGGTCTCAGCGTCAAGCCCGCCGCGTTCCTCAGCTGCGTCCAGGGACTCCTGGATTTGGCTAACCAAGTTGGCGCGAACTTCCTGCTGAGCCTTAACAAACTCAGACATGAAATGCCCTTCCTAATAAACGTATATTTGTCACGGCCGCGCTTACGCTGAACCTCACGAGGGCGCTAACGCTCACCCGCTACCACAAGTCTAAACGAGGGCATGCGCTCCAGTGGAACCGCGGGTAATCGAAACCCGGTCCAACCGGGCTCCACAGGTGGCCTTCCCAGTTGTCGAAACCTTCCGGCCCCGCTACTTCGAGTTTACCGTCCGACGAGTCTTCCCCGTATTTTTACCGGTCAAATGCCGGACAAGCACAATGACCACCGCAATCGCAATGGCCACCACAATGACTGACACAGCCACCGCAACAGCCCAACCCAGAAACCCCCACGGGCTCATCGAGTTTCTTCCGGCTCAACCGTTGCACGCTTAATCTTCGGCTCATCCAGTTTGGCAATCTCAGCAGCCATCGCCGGAGCCAACACCTTCACAGCACCCGAAGAAGGATTACCCGCAACCTTCAAAATAACCTTCTCGATTTCCTTTTCAGTAGCCATCAGGCCCCCATCAATAGTTGTAGTTTTTTCTTCTTAAGTTGTAACAGTTGGCGAGCCTTTTCCTCATCCTCAGATGGGGCCGAATCGGTCTCCTCCGGTTCCGGTGCCAACTCGTTCAAAACAGACTCAATCATTACACGATCGTCTGACGAAATGTCCTCGCCGTTCTCAATCTTCAACACTGCATCGGCGAGCGCGTCCACGTCAACCTCTGCACGTTGCGCAACGCGGGCCAAACCACGCACTGTCGCCGTCCCGTCTGTTGTCGGATAGGCGGGGAATGCCACACCCGTAGACACCTCGAATAGGCGAATCGAGTTCAGAGTACGTTCGGAACCGTCCGAGTTCCACGTGTCCCCACCCTCAGGAACAGTGAAACCAAAAGAAAACGCCGTCACATCGCGGCGTTGAATCAACACCTTCGCATCACGTCCCGCTTGAGTGTCCGGCAATTGTGCAG